GTGCTGTTTATTTGTATTTTCTTTTTGATAGACTACTAGATGATGTACGAACTATCAACGAAGATTTACAAGAACTAAAAGCCTTGTGTAAAAAGAAACTTGCACAAGACAAACCAATTGGTGAAGTGCCAGATGATGAATTCTTAGGAATATAAAATGTCTTTAAAAGAACTATCAAACAATCTTCGAACCGAAGATGAGTTACACACATTCATAAAAAAGGAGCGAGTGATACGTAGACAACTATCTTTACATCACTTACATAAAGAGTTGATAAATGTCATTCGCTCTCAAGAAGATACACAACAACGAAAAACAAATGTGAAAGCATTTATGACTGATTGGTATCTACATCAAATGAATTCCTATGTGAATGAAGTTTGTAATTCTGCAATAGATATCGTAAAGAGTTTACAAGTCAAAGACCAGAAAGGAACACTAGACAAATTTTTTACATATGATTGTTGGGGTGCAGTTTATTCAGAGAATGATTATACACTACCCCATACCCATGGCCCTGCATTGTGGTCTTGGGTTTATTATATTGAAGTACCTTACAATGCCCCACCCTTATATTTCAAAGAAGCAAAACTTAAAGTCTTTCCTAAGACAGATGAACTGATTATGTTTCCTGGGCAAGTCATACACGAAGTGCCAAAGGCAATCGATATGATTGGAGAAAGAATTGTTCTTGCTGGAAATATCTATCTAGACTATCGTAATAGTTAGTATAAATACTTTACATGAAAGAAAATTATTTTATGGGCCTCGATGGCTTTGTATGGTTTACTGGTGTTGTAGAAAATCGTAATGACCCTGCTAAACTTGGTAGAGTACAAGTCCGCTGTTTAGGTTACCACACAGAAGATTTAATAGATATCCCATCTGCAGATTTGCCATGGGCACATATCATGCATCCTGTTACCGACCCATCAATGCAAGGTATGGGAAACACACCTACCTTTTTAGTTGAGGGTACATGGGTAATCGGATTCTTTAGAGATGCAAACGAAAAACAACAACCAATCATTATGGGTTCATTGCCAGGTTATCCTATGGAAGCTGGTAGCGATTTTGGTGGAGATTATGGATTCACAGACCCCAATGGTGTATACCCATCTCTACAAAGAAAAGGTTCTAATCACTCAATCAATGAATCAGATGTATCAAGACTAGCAAGAGATGGTGATGCTGAAACACACAAATCATTATCAGACAGGAGAGCTGGGATAACAAAAGGCATAGCCGCTGCATCAAAACCAAACATACCAACAGTTTCTACAGACACAGGAAAAGAAGAAAATCCTAGATTCAGTGAACCTACACCAAGAGGAACAAAACCTACAGGTCAATATCCTTTCAACCATGTGCATGAATCTGAGTCAGGTCATGTACAAGAAATAGATGATACGCCAGGTGGAGAAAGATTATTAAAACAACATATGTCTGGTACATATGAAGAAATTGTAGCAGATGGCACAAAGACAGTTAAGGTAGTAGGTAACAATTATGAAATTATTGCTGGAGCATCTAATATTTTTGTAACGGGAAATGTAAACATGACTACGTATGGAACTAAAAGAGAATTTATTACTGGGGATTATGTATTAGAAGTTGGTGGAAAGTATACAAGAAAAATTCATGGAAGTGAACAAGTTAAGATTGGAGCAGGTGGTGCTGGTAATTTAGAAGAATCAATCTTAGGTAATCATGCATACAATGTTGGGGGAACAGTCAGAGGTGCCATTGGTACTGATACTGAGGCAACAAATAAAGATTTTGATTTAACTGTTGGTGGTAACTTTGGTACTACTATTACTGGTGACCAATTTGTTTCAAGTGTTGGTGAAATGAGTTTACAGTCAGTATCTAAAAATGTAAGAATAACAGCTTTTGAAAATATAGGTTTAATGAGTATTTTAAAAGTATCAATAGTTTCTGGAAGTGATATGGCAATAAAGACTGCTGGTAAAATAGCTATTAAGTCAACAGGAATTGGTACATTATTATTTAGTGGGATTGATAGCACAGTAACTGCTGTAAATTCTTCCGAACTAGGTATTGGACTCACTACCCATTTCCATAGAGATACGCCTGGACTAGGTTCTAATCCTACATCAGTACCAGAAGAAGCTGCTGTATAATAATAAATAAGATAGGAGAAAAATATGTCGTTTTCAGATAAATTAAAAATACCAGATGTATGTGGCATTGGTAAAGGATTATTTGATAAAGCCTTAGCTTCATTTTCCGAAGGAGCAGAAGAAAATAAAGAAGAAATAGATGGTGCTATAGATAAAGAGCCAGAAGATATGATTTCTAAATTAGAAGCAAAAACAAAACTATACAAGAAAAATATTGAGGATTTGATGCCGAAACTACCAAAACTTACTGATTTACCAAAAGGTATGCAGAGTGGAATAAGTGAACTCAAAGGTCTTGCTGCTGGTGGTAAAGAGGCTATAGCAAAAGCTGCAGAACTAAAAGCAGCGTTTGGTGATATTGACTTGACTGCAGATATATGTTCGTTACCTAATAAAGTAGAAGGACTTGGAACAAAAGCTAAAAGCATATTACTAGCAACAGAGCCTGATGAACCAGATAAGTTACCAACTGAATTTTTTATTGATGATTTTAGTTCTACAAATATTCTTGATGATGTTATTCCGAAAGATATTAAAGAGGGAATTACTTTAGTTAAAGAAGTCAAAGAAGACGTTACAAATATTTTCAGTGGTGCCACTGGTGCATCACTTGTGTCAGACCTAGTCAGTAAAACTAAAGAGGAATCAATAACAAGAATTATAGAACAAACAAAATCAGCTGAAGATAAAGCAAAAGATGCAGCATTAAAAAAACTACAAGATGTATATAAATAAGTCATATGATGAGATAATCTCTTATAAATAATAATTAAATAACAAGAGATTATATATGTCTGCTTACAAAGATGCACAATCACAAAATGATATCAGTCGTAATGTTAGACAATACTCTGATTTAGATTTATTCTTTACTAGAAAAATAGTAGGCTCTGATGTTAACAAAGTAACTGATATACAAGCAGTTAAAAGGTCATTAAGAAATCTTATTCAACTTAATGAATTTGAAAAACCATTCCACCCAGAAATATCTGGTGGAATTAGAGATATGTTATTTGAAAATATGACACCTATAATAGCTGCGATATTATCAAGAAAGGTAGAAGATGTTATACAAAACTTTGAACCTAGATGCCGTTTAGTATCAGTTAGAACAATACCAGATTTTGATAGAAATATTTATAATGTATCAATAGAATTTTATGTAGTTAACGCACCCACAGAATTGGTAGACTTATCAGTTATGTTAGAGAGAATACGATAATGGCAACAAATGATAAAAGATTAAGAGTAACCGAATTAGACTTTGATAATATAAAATTAAATCTTAAAACATTTTTAAGAGCACAAAACGAATTTAAAGACTATGACTTTGAAGGTTCTGGTATGAACATTCTATTAGATACTCTTGCATACAATACTCACTACTTAGGATTCAATGCTAACATGTTGGCAAATGAAATGTTTTTAGATAGTGCATCACTTCGTTCAAGTGTAGTATCACATGCTAAGTCATTAGGTTATGAAGTAACATCATCAAGAGCACCCTATGCTACAATTAATGTAAGTTTAGCTACAACTGCTAATACAAAAACAATGGCATCTGGTACAGTATTTTCAACAAGTGTTAATGGTTCAGGTTATCAGTTTGTTACAATTTCAGATATAACTTCTAACAGTACAGGTTCTTCAATTCCCTTTGACAGTGTAAGAATTTATGAGGGTACTTATGTTACATCATCTTATACAGTAAACACTTCTAATGTTGACCAAAGATTTTTATTAAATGATGCTCGTGCAGATACTTCAACACTAACAGTTAAAATACAAACATCATCATCTGATTCAACAACTAGAACCTATACTAAAGCAACAGACATAACACAACTATCACCATCAAGTACAGTTTATTATTTACAAGAAACTGATAGTGGTTTGTATGAAGTTTACTTTGGTGATGGTATAGTAAGTAAATCTTTATCAGATGGTAATATTGTGCAACTACAATATGTTGTAACTAATAGAACTTTAGCAAATGGGGCAGATACATTTAGTGCGCCTTCAACCATTGATGGTGTTTTAGGAATAACAATCACAACTGTTGCAAGTGCAATAGGTGGTGCTAATCCTGAAACTATACAATCAATAAAACTTAATGCACCATTAGATTATGCAGCTCAAGGAAGATGTGTAACAGTAGATGATTATAAAACATTTACTAAAAAATTATTTCCAAACACTCAAGCGGTTTCTGTTTGGGGTGGAGAAGATGGTAGTTACGATACAAGTACAGGAGTATCAAGTAACCCAGAATATGGTAAAGTGTTTATTTCAATTAAACCTACAACTGGTGCAAACTTAACGACTGTACAAAAAAGTAACTTGGTGGCTGCATTCAGTCCATATAAAGTTGCTTCTATTACACCAGTAATTGTAGATGCAGAAACAACTTATTTGATTTTAAATACTACATTTAATTATGATTCAAGTGCAACAACATCTACACAAGATGATTTAGCTTCTTTGATTGCTACAACTGTTTCTAATTATAATTCAAGTGACTTACAAGAATTTAATAGTTCGTTTAGACATTCTAAACTAACAGGATTAATTGATAGTACAGATTCATCTATACTAAACAATACAACTACAGTTACTATGGGTAAATTTTTTACACCAGTTGTAGCATCAACTTCATATACACTTAATTTTAATAATGCATTTTATAATCCACATGCATCTCACAATACAGATGCTGGTGGAGTTATTTCTTCAACAGGATTTTATTTAGATAATAGTACAGACACAGAATATTTTTTTGATGATGATGGTTCTGGTAATTTAAGAATTTATTCTTTATCAGATTCGTTTGTAAGAACATATCTAAACACTACAGCAGGAACAGTTAATTATGACACTGGTATAATTAGTACAACTTCATTATTAATTTCTGCAGTATCAGATGTAGATGGATTATCATCTTTACAAATTCGTGTAACAGCAATTCCAAATTCAAATGACATAGTACCTGTAAGAAATCAGATACTAGAAATTGATACAGTCAATACAACAACAGGTGGAAATGTTGATGCACAATCTACGACAGGTTTAGGTTATACAGTAACTTCATCAGGCACAACTTCAACCACAACTGTATCGACACCATCATCCAATCCAACATCTTCGGCGTATTAGATGAATGGCAAAGAATGATTCAAAACTACTAACTAAAATATCCCCTTTAATCGAGGGGCAAGTGCCTGGATTTGTACAAGCAGAACATCCACAGTTTGTAAAATTTCTTAAACAATATTATCAATATCTAGAAGCAGGTAGAATTGTTTACACAGGAGAGTTAGATTATTTAAGACAACAAACAAACACATTAGAATTTGTTTTACTAGAAGATGGTGAAAGAATTGTTACAGAGATTGGTGCTGGTAGTACAGGATTATTTGTAAATGGTGAAACCATTACAGGTTCAACATCTAAAGCAACTGCAACAGTATTAGTAGAAGATGGTAGGAACAGATATCTTTACATATCTTCTCAACAAAAATTTATTACTGGTGAAACTTTTACTGGTGGAACATCTGGTGCAACAGGTATCTTATCAGAGTATCGTGCTAATCCAGTACAAAACATTCAACAACTTTTAGAGTATGCCAATGTAGATAATACTATCTACGATTTCTTAGACCAAATGCGTGACCAGTTCATGACTGCTATTCCTGAAACATTAGCAACAGGAGTATCTAAAAGAAATTTATTAAAAAATATTAAAGATTTATAT